CGTGCGTTGCCATACCAGCGGCCGACTCAATCAGCGCCGGATTTGTCGCTGCGGCAGCGGGAGCACCCAATAGCCCGGGCGCGGCCCCGGCAGCGCCGCCTAGAAGCATGCCGCGCAGTGGCTTGCGCTTGTCGATCATGCCGCCAGCAGCGGCGCCAAGCAGGGGAAGAATCCACGGGAACATCACTTGCCTCCGCTAGTGGTCTTCTGAACTTGCCCGAGGATACCGCTTTGCAGCGGTGAGCCAAGCGTCTGGAGGTTCTTGTACGGCTGATTCAGCGCGTCTTGCCACTGCTGGTAATTGAAGTCCAGCCCCTGTTGTGCGTTCTGCTGTTGCAGGCCACCAAAGTTCAGCAGATTATTGGCCGACTGCATCCGGTTGCCTTGGTCAAACTGGTATTGCCCGCCGTACATCTGCGTAGCAACGTCCGTCAATTGGTTGCCTAGCGCTTGTTGGGCTTGCTGTGCACTGGCACCCACACCGGAGTTGCCGAACGAACCGGAGCGAGCCTCCATCGCGTCAAGCTGCGGGCGGATGGTGTTATTGAAGTTCGAGACGATGTTGCCCTGCGCCCTGTTGACCATCTGGTCTAGGTACGGGTTCGTCCCGCCGCCGATCCCTTGTGCGTAGAACTGGCCCGCCATGTTCTGCGCAGGAGTCATCCCGGCAAACCGCTGTTGCGTATAGGGGGTGTACTGCTGGTTAGACAGTTGCTCGGCTCGTGATGCGTACTGGCGAGCGAGCCCGCTGTACTCGGCCGGGATACCCGTGGTAGTCGTGGAAGAACCGCCGCCGCCACTCATAGTGAAGACCTCATGACTTGGTAAACCGGCTCAAAGCCGAACTTCATTTCGTACAAGCGCGCTTGAGATGGCTTTGCCGCGCATCTCAACTCGCTGCACCCTTGGTTTCTACCGAATTCGCGCATTTGCTCCACGAACTCATGGAACAGCGTACCTCTTGCCCACACTGCGTAGATATGCAGCACCCTGACGTTTGGCAGTTGCTCGACTTGAGCAGCGCACCAACCTACCGGGCGCTCATCCTTGACGGCAGCAAACAGGAGTCGCTTGCCTTCGCTCAGGATCATCTTCAGTTGGTCGCCGGTAATCTCTCCGCCTGAAACATCGCATGCCTCGGACAACAGGTGCGCCCCGTCCTTCCATGCCTTGTCAATGTGTGACGGAGGAATCAGCGACAGGTGCATCAATTACCCGTAAGGGTTCTGACATCGACCCAAGTGCCTGGAGTTCCCGCGGTAACGCAGACCCACCCTAGCACGACAAATTTGCTCGACGCGGCGCCCGCCTCGGATGGCGATGAGTTGCGAATGAAATCACCCACCGCCCACGTTCCTGTAGTCGGAGCCGCTGTGCCCACTCCATCCACAGCCGCGAACGTGCCCGACGATAGACCGTTGACTTTTCGGGCAAAGGCCTGGAGCTGGTCATAGAGAAACTTTCGTAGCCCCGCCTCAACCCCAAGCGGAACTTGCAGGTTCTCGTTGAGCTTGCCCATTACCTCTTACCTGCTCGCTTCAGAGGTACGTCAATGCCCGACACCTCGTGACTCCCAGTGAAGAGGAACGAGAAGCGGTGCCATCTGCCAGATTGGCGGATGTCGTACTTGTTGTTAGCGAACGCCCCCGATCCCGCTGTGGTGGACGATCCTCCCAACTCCATGCGGGTCTGCCCCGTCACAGTGGAAGTGGTGGGTTGGGTGAAGAACCGCACCCGCACCTTGTCCACAAAAGAGACCTGTTCGTTGTCCCCGAAGTCCCCCGTTGTCATGCCGGAGTCTTCGCCAGACCCAGTGAGAGTCACGAGCCCGTTGGTGGAGTTGAAGACGGCAAGAGCCCGACCAGAGGCCTGCCAACTCTGCGAGTCCCACGGGATGCTCGGCAGCGTGTCCCACGTAGACGCGAGGCTTGAGAGCGTGTCCCAAGTAATGCCGGGACTGACGAAGTTGACTGCTGCTTCAATGTTCCTGTTCGCCCTGCCCCACCGCTTGGTTGCAAGATGGTAGACAAGAGCGGAATCAGGGTTGCCGCTTGAGGTTGTGGACGGGTAGAAGATCCATACCCGCCCGTTGTTGCGGTCGTACTTGACGATGGTCCGGTACTTGTACGTCGCGTTCAGGTCGTTGAAGAACCACTGACGCACGGTGTCTTGAGCGATGGGGACAGGTCGAGACCCGTCATACATCCAGATGTTGTCCTCACCGACGAAGATGTGCGCCCCGCCGATGTCGTCCACCGCCTCAGGGCCAACGCATCCTTGTTCACCCGGAACCCGGTCGAACTGGAGCACAACCGGAGGGCCAACGTACTGACCGAGGAACATCTCCCGGGCTTTGTAGGCCACTAGGCCATTGCCGAACGGGAAGCCTGCGGTCAACTCACCACCGTTGCCGATCAGCCGGCCCGTAGTGGCCTGCGTCGTCACGTTGGCGGTCCAGCTCGAGTAATCCTGAAACGCCGAGGTGTGCCAGCGGTCGGGAGCGTCACCGTAGGCCGACGAATCCGTGTTGAGGGCAACGACGAAGTTCGGGATGCTCAGGATCACCCGAGCCTTCGGAGCGCCAGAGACAGCCGCGAAGGTTCCCGAGGTGGATGCAACGATCTGCTCCGTGTCGTTGGAGGCAAGAGCCACGTTGCCGAACTGCGCGAAGCACCAGCGGTTCTCACTGGAGCCGGTGAACGTCATCCCCGACACATCGGACCACGTACCCGACGCGAGTTCGTAAATCTTGGTCTGCGTGCCAGCGAACGTACGGCGAGTGCCTGAGGTGTTTGTGAGAACAGAAGCCCCGCGACACTCTGCCGCGAGGTTGCCCAGCCCAGACACCGCAGCCACGGCCGAAGGCGCGGCCTCCATCCCGCGCTCGTTGGGGATAAGCTGTATGCAATCAGTGATGACGCCCGGAGTGCTCGGATCGAGGTCCGGTGCGAAACCTACGAAGCCGATCATCCGCACACCACAGCAAGAGAAGCCCCGGCATATCGCCGGTCTTGGGTGTCTTTCTTGATCGCTGCGAGCTCAGCCTTGAACAGCGAGTCATAGCCCATCGCGCCCTCTGCGTCCTTCAGGTACACAGACAAGTGCTTGAGCGATCCGTACAGGTACGCAGCTGGATGGTTAGTGATGATCGCGTTTGTCGTGTTTGAGTTCGACAGCGGCGTGAACCGGGCCATGTACGTGATGTTCAGAGTCCCCGAAGCGTCGTTGGCGAACTTGATCGTGTCGCCAGTGATCGTGTAGTAGTGAACCAGCGACGGGTTCGAGGCATTGACGGTGTTGAGGCGATCCGGCGTGATGTAGCGAAGAATTCGATCTTCGTCTCCATCCCACGACAGCGCACGAGCCCCGATAAACCCAGTGGGGAGAGTCCCAGCCCCGGAAGTGACAGTAACCGTACCGGTAGTCTCGAATTCCAACAGCTTCAACTCGCGCTGCATCTCTGACTCGCAGAGGTCGATGAACGTGTCAATGACCGAGGACAGGTCGTTGCGCTCAGCGAAGTCCGCAATCTCGGTTTTCAGGGTTGAATAATCCGTGGCCATGGCTTCCTAGCCGTCATCCGCATGTCCCGTTGTGGCTGATGCGTCTGCGGTTCTTCAGGGGTGATTTCCTCAAGGCCGAGCATCTGCATACCCGCAGCTAGCTCCGCGATGGAGTAGCACCAGCGGTGCATCATTTGCTCGTTCTTGTATGATGGGTCTCCGAAGAGGCCCAGAATGGTCAGGCGAGGCTCTGGCGTCTCGCCTTCGATAAGAGCATGGGCGTAGTTGGCGATGATCTTGTCAAGACAAGGCATCTCCATCACCAACAGGCCACCAGGCTTCAGGATCCGAACCCAGTCCTTCAGGATGCCGGGAGCTTCCCAGCGGTTCAGGTGTTCAAACAGGTGATACGCGTGTACCTCGTCTGCGTAGTTGTCCGGGAGAGGCAGCGGCTTGGTAACGTCCGCTTCAATGTCTGGCTTCTGGCCCGACCAGTTGCCCGGAAGGTCCACATTAACGAAGCCTGACAGAATTTTGGGGCCACACCCCAAGTTCAAACGAATAGGGCTTTGATCCAAAGTTGTCCGATCCTCTCGGGGCTGTACTCGTTGCGGATGTAGTCCTGAGCCGACTTGATGCGGTAGATCACCTCATCCTGATGACTCAGCGCCCACTTCACGCCGTCCGATATGTCCCCGATGTAGATGCCAAGGTCAGCGTAGGCCGGGAGGTAGCCCGTTACCACGAAGAGCCCACGTCTCAGGCTCTCGATGGCTCGGTTTCCAGACTTCGCCATGCTCTTGCCGGTGGGGATGACCACCAATCCGGCCCTTTCAAATGCCGCGTCCATGGCCTCGGGAGACCACTGCACGACACCATTCACGCGGACACCGGAGACAACCTCCAGGTTGTCCAGACGATCAAGCCACGGAAGCAGGTCGCCGAGGTTCGACTGATGCCCGAACCACAACAGGTGGTCGTGGACCCGTGCCTTCCTTTCGGGCTGTTCGTAGGGGTCGGGAATCACGATGGACTCCCTACCCGTCTTCTCTTTGACGACCCGCGCCATCTCCTGCGAGTTGGAGGTCACGAGGTCCGCCCGCTGGATGGCTTCTCGGTAGAAGTCACCGGACGGGGTGTTGAAGTGGTCGTCGCAGACATCGAAGCAGACCCGCTTGAAGCCTGCCGTCTGCTTCTTCCAATCCCACCCGTGTTTGCCGATCACGAGCCAGTCGTTGCCTTGCTCTATGCCGTGCTTCTTCAGCTCTTGAGCAGGAATCAACGATCGGTAGCG